CAAAGGATCGTCTGGCAGAGTGCTATGACGAGAATCGTGATTGGGTGTTAGTGAAACGTATCATAAGGATCTTATGCAATGTACAATGATGATGATGGTGAATGGGTTCCAGCTGACCACATTGATCGGCTGTTCATGGTCGGTGTCGTTATCTTCATACTCTTTATTACGATAATGGCCATCGACCTATGGACGAGTTTGTGATCGTTGCAGTGAAGGGCCGCGAGCATACGCTACTTAGGAAAGGGGACGTGATGACCATCGCGCAGGCTTGCTGTCGCGAGGCTTATAAGTCGCCTGGACCTGAGTGGACGATCCTCACAATGTCATACACGAAGTACATGGAGCTATGTGATGCCAGTGGACCCACTGCCAGCCGGTAAAGGTGGTAAGCCGCCGTACGACCATGAACGACGATGTCAAGCTACTCGTCGTTGCGGCCTTCGTTGTGAACGATGGGCGCTGAAGGGTAGTAGTTATTGTCAGTTCCATGGTGGACGACGAAAAGGTGAAGGCAAGTACTGGACTCAAGCCGTGACTAGATTTTACAAGAGAGCGATGACGAGAGGCCTTGAAGAGGCTTTAGCTGAGCATCTTGAACAGAAGCCTAGTGAACAGCTTAACCTTCTTGAAGAGTTGGCGCTTATGCGCGAGGCGGCCTCTGGCCATGTCCGCGTGTATAGCGCTGCTCTTGAGACTGGTAAGCAAGAGACCATACTTGCGGCCGGTGAGTTGATGGCCATCTCTATGCAGCGCGTCGCAGAAATGTGCAAGTCGGCTGCAGCCGTCGCTGGTGCGCAAGACGATAAGCTAACGCCGCAAGACGTTGCTTATGTCATTGAACAGATCATACGAATAAGTCACGACTGCTTTAAGGATGACGAACGAGTTAACTTGTTCGCCTCACGCATTCGTAACGAACTGCAATTACATGAGAAAGACCGGGGTACGTCCATCACTCCGGATCAGGAAGTTCTTGAGATGGACAAGCTTACTTTAGGAGATGTCCCATGAGGACCTTGATTGCTTTCGCTTTGTTGTGCAGCTTCGCGTGTGCGGCTGACAGTCCGTGTGTTGGTGGCCGTTGTGTGAAGAACACTGTCGGCGCGTCCAAGCAAGTCGTCAAGACTGCAACACGACCTGTTCGTCGCCTGTTCCGAGGCCGCTAACATCATGCTCTTATATAAAGACTTTGCGATCCATAATCCGACGAAGTGCGGTACACAAAGCCTCTTAGCTATGCTAAGAAAGCGAGGTGCCGAGGTCGTCCTTCCGCTTCATGACTTTGATCGCAAAGTCGCAGGCTCAAGGACACGCATCTTAATGGTGCGTAACCCGTACGAGCGTTCTCGTTCAATGTATCATCATTGCTTTAAGTATCCACCCATGCATCGTTGGGTCGGCGACCCAACTGGCTTTCAAGACTGGCTTGTCACTGATGCCCCGCCGATCTGGCGTGACCTGCTCGTTGAAATGTACGAGCAAGTAGAGCCGCATCATGTCTTTAGGCTCGAGGACGGTCTTGATAACGTCTTGCAGCTGTTAGGCATTGACTGCCGCATCTCTCATTCGAACAAGAGCAACACGACTGCACCCTACACACTCACAAACGAACGTCTTCTTGAACGGCTGCGACGCGATGAGAACTTCTTTTATCTATGTGACGAGCAACAGAAACTTTCACGACGCATTCATGTCGCAAAGCCGTCGGTTTTGGGATGAAGACTTCATTGTCGTGTACGATGACTCGAAGGTTCAAGTCGATGGCCTAGCGATGTCGTCTCTTAATCTCGACAAGCAAGCATCAGACCTTGGGATCGGACCAGCCTTGCAGCTTTACGATCTTCGCTTTAAGCTAGTCCTACCTCATATCGTCAAAGGCCCTGTGCTATTGTGCGATGACGACGTTCTACTGCAGCGCGAACCAACGTATCTCGGAGATACTTGGGCAACGCACTCGATCGCAAACTCAATGAACTGGTCCGATAAGAACATCACGCTTACCAGTTTCCTATCAGAGGCCTGCGGCGTATACTGGGACCCAGACGTTCATAAGGCCTGGGCTTGTGATGCTGGGATCGTAAGATACAACGAAGCAACAAAGGCTCAGCTCTTAAAGAACACCGTCGCTGTCTTTAATCATCCTGACTTCCCTAAGATCTTCAAGTCGCTATCACGATCTCAAAGTCGTGTATTTGATCAGCAGCTTATCGGCATCACTGCAATGCAGATGAACATGCCTAGGCTGACTACACGGGCCGACTACTTTCCTATCTTGTACAAGTACCCAAGCCCGTACTGCACAAAGCGACCTAAGTCAACGTGGATTCACTACTGCGCGTCTTCGCATAAGCAAGCTTGGCTGGAGTTCCTATGTGGCAGCAACTGAAGTATCATCCTATTCAAAGCCAACTATGGAAGACCAAGAAGCGCTTTGCGCTCGTCGCAGCTGGTCGAGGAAGCGGTAAGACAGAGCTTGCGCGTCGACGCATCGTTCGTTACTTGCCGGTCGTTAAGCCATGGGCTAACCCGATGTACTTTTACGCGTTGCCGACCTATAACCAAGCTAAGCGCGTCGCATGGGGAGAGATTAAGAGCCTAATCCCAAAGAACTGGCTGGCAGAAGAACCTAAAGACGGCGCAATGGTGATCAAGACGATCTTTGGCAGCAGCCTATATGTCGTAGGTCTTGATAAACCTCAGCGTATTGAAGGAAACCAGTGGGACGGCGGCATCATTGACGAGTTCAGCGATCAGCGACCCGGTGTCTTCGATAAGTCAGTGCGCCCAGCCTTATCTCACAAGCGAGGCTGGTGCTGGATGATCGGCGTACCTAAGCGCTTTGGCATAGGCGCTGTCGAGTTCAAAGATAAGTTTTACAAGTACGCTGATGTTGACGCTGACCCTGACTTTAGCTCGTACACTTGGTCGAGCGAAGACATACTGCCATCCGAAGAACTTGAGAGCGCAAGACGTAACCTCTCGCCTGAGGACTATGACGAGCAATATCGAGCGTCGTGGGTCAGTATACGCGGCGCTGTCTTTCATTCATTCAACGACGTGCTTAACGTCGTGGCAGATGCTACGTACCATAGCAGCCTGCCTATCATTGTAGGACAGGACTTTAACGTCGATCCGATGTCATGGTGCATGTGCCATGCAGCATCAAACGGTCTCATCGTATTTGATGAACTTAGACTTAATAACACAAACACACAGGCGTCGCTCAATGAACTTTACAGTCGGTACGGTCATCATAAAGCCGGGTTCATATTCATTGGTGATGCAAGCGGTCGAGCCCGCAAGACCAGTGCGACTTCAACTGACTACGTGATCATTAAGAATGACCAGCGTTTTGAGAACAAGACAATGTCATACACGAAATCGAACCCAGCTGTTGAAGATAGGAATGCATCAGTCAATGCACTGCTGTGCAACGCTAATAAAGAGCGTCGTCTGTTTGTCAACCCACGGTGCAAGTGGCTCATTCGAGACTTAACATCGTTATCGTACAAACCTAACTCACGTGAGATACAGCTTGGGCCTGGCCTAGGCCACATGAGCGACGCGCTTGGGTATATCGTCTATAGGTTATTTCCTCTGCGCACAGAGCATAAGATCAAATCTTCGATGGTGGCACGTGGTTAAGCAGCTATCTTCAGGTATCGTAGTTAATGAGACGGATAACCGTCTTTCGCAGGCCCCAGGCTCGCTTAAGTTTGCAGACGTTCGCAACATGAGAAAAGATCCAACGATCTTTCTTGCACGTCTTATGGTTCGTTCACCTATCATCGCTTCAGCTTGGACCATCGAACGAGATGACGAGTCGCTCCAGTCTATCGCTGATTGGGTGTACGCACAACTTGCACCTCTTCGATTTCGTTTCTTAGAAGCCGCATCTCAAGGCCTCATTGACTTTGGGTGGCAAGCCTTTGAGAAAGTGTGGGAGGTTAAAGATGGCCTCTTCGTGATCAAAAAATTAAAGCCGCTGTTGCAGGACATCACCGACATTAAGGTTGACATTAAGACTGGCGATTTTATCGGGTTCATCAATGGAACTGATGACGATGAACAAGAGCTTGACCTCTTTGACTCTTTGCTTCTCAACATTAACACTGAATGCGACTATCACTATGGTCAGTCGTACATGTCCAATGCAAAGAAACCGTATGACGCGTCAGTGACGATCATGCGCAGCGCTGACATCTATGACAAGAAAGTGGCCGGCGCCCATTGGGTTATTCGTTTTCCTGATGGCGGCTCTAGCCTTTATGAAGGCGTTGAAACACCTAATGAAGTCATCGCAAAGAACCTTCTTAACGCTCTTGAGAGCAGCGGGTCGTTTGCCATCCCACACAAGATACTTGATACCATTGAACAGCTGTCAGGTTCGTCACCACAAGCATGGCAGATAGAGCTAATCGAGTCATCAGGCAGCGGTGCTAACTTTGAAGAGCGATTACTTCGATGTGATCGTGAAAAAGTCCGAGCCTTCGGCGTACCTGAGCGTTCAATTCTTGAAGGACAGTTCGGCACTAAAGCTGAGGCAGATTCACACGCCGACTTTGCCTTGCTTGGCATTGACTTAATGAATCAAAGCATCGTCGAACAGCTTAACGTACAGCTCGTGAATCAGATCTTGCGCGTCAACTATGGCGATGAAATGCAAAACCGCGTTTACTTGAAGGCTCAGCCGTTAAGCGATACGTCAATAAGCTATATGCGTAGCGTCTACTCAACCATCTTAAGTAGCCCTGATGGCTTTATCACTGAGCTGGCTCAACTTGACATCGACGCGATTCGTGACCGCTTACAGATACCTTATGTTGAGGTGAACGATGGCCTTGGATCGTAAGACTCTTGAACTTACTCTTGGTAGAGACAACATCTCTAAGTGGGCTGACCTAGACAATAACGGCGATGATGCCGATGTTGAGCTCAGGATCGCGCACGCGCTCTCTTGGGCGCAGTCGCACTTTGAGTCATTGCTTAAGGGTGCTCCTACTCCACCTAGCTCAGTGTCGGTTGATGATGTCATCTTGAAGCTAGCTGGCATTTGGCTCTATGAGTCAAGAGGCATCGCTGAACAAGATGCAGATAAGAGCCCTATCGCCCATCATCGTAAGTACTGTTACAACTGGGTGGACGCCTACATCAAGTCAGTGATCCGTTTCTCAACGCCTAACGCGCCGAGTGTCATATGAGCAACGAGCGTCTTTACTGGTATCGCTTAAAGATCACGCGCATCGTTGACGCTGACACGTTCGAGGTCATCATCGATAAAGGCCATCGCGAGTACTGTGAACGCCGCATCAGACTATACGGTGTTGACGCATATGAAAAGAACACTCCAAAAGGCAAAGCTGCCATTCAGTTTGTCACAGATCTGATTAAGCTTGACACGTGGTACTTTGCAAAGTCGTATATGGACAAGTCCGACTCATTCGGCCGATACTTGTATGAAGTGTTCTTAGACGACGAATGCGCAGTGTCTCTTGGCAACTTTCTTATCGTTAATGGCTTGGCTGTTCAGATGGTGCGCTAATGGCAAATCTTACGGTTCTTCAGACGCGTGAACTTATCCGCATTGAAAACGCGATGGCTGTTGAGATACGCCAAGTTCTTGCGACGTTCAAGCTCAATGCCATTCGTCGAGCGATGCGTGGTGACACGAGCTTTATTACGCAGAAGGAAATCGATAAGCTAGTTCGATTGTTGTCGGCTGGCATGGCTGCTGCAGCCTCAATAGGGCAACGTCGCGCGCGTCTAAACGCACGCGTCATCAAGGCAAGTATAATCGATCAGTACTATGATGACATGTCGTATATGCCACAATCCTTGCAACTAGTGACCGACTATACGTCTACGATAAACGCCGAACTTAACATCTTTACTAGAGATCTTATCCGTGAGAACTTGCCAGTCGCAAGCATGAAGCGTAAGCTTGCTGAGAAGTTTGCAGCATTAGGCGTTAGCCCGACAAACGCGTATCAGCTCGAGAACATTGCGCGCACGCAAGCACAGATCACTTATAACGCTGCAAAGTATAAAGAGGAGCAAGAAGATTACATTCAAGAGATCTTATGGGGTTATAAGTATGTCACCACGGGCGATGAGCGGGTAAGGCCAGAGCATGCTGTGTTAGAAGGAACGACTCTGCCCAAAGATGACCCGTTCTGGAAGCGGTATTACCCACCAAACGGCTGGTCCTGCAGGTGTCAAGTGATACCTGTCTTTGAAAAGACCAAGGTGAAACGACCGCCTAAGGACATTGCACCGCCGGATCCTAAATTCGCAACGACACCTGACCGCATATGATACTCGATGCGCTGTACTTAACACTTTCGGCCCAAGGCGATGTTACGGGCGACGGCTTGGTCTTTGAGAAGGAACTTATCTATGTAGATACGTTCACAAAGGGTGACGTCGAATTTAACGTAACTGAAAAGCTCATCGATCACTGGGTCGCCGAATCCAAGAAGATGATGGAACAGGGCTTTAAGATCAAGCTACCTGTAGAGCACACGTTCGATCCTGAAAAGAATCGTGGTCATGTGACTTCACTCTCTAAGCGACTTGATAGTAAAGGCCGCATCGGCATGTTTGGCCGTCTTGAGTTCTTGACAGCTGAGGATGCAAAGCTCGCAAAATCCACTGACGTTAGCATATATTCACCACCATCTTATCAGATGGGCAATGGGTATACTGCGAATAGACCTATAACGCACGTTGCGTTGACTGATTATCCTGTTGTCCCTGGCCTCGATCCGTTTGAGACCCTGGCCGCTTCACTTAAAGAGGTGATGAAGATGTCTATGAAGGATCTCGCCGATAAACTCGGCATCACGATCCCGGCCGAAGTCACAGACGACGCCGCGATTGCTGATATGATCATGGCAGAGATGCAGAAGTTGAAAGATGCCGCGTCCGCAGCCGCCGCGTCTAACAGCGATCAGCAAAAGACCTCTGCTCTCGAAGCATCGATGAAGTCGATGATGAAAGAGCTTCGGTCTGCCAAGATCGATTCGTTGGTTTCCGCTTGCAAGCTTACTCCAGCTGAAGCTGCGTCTTGGAAGAAGACCTATGTTTCGGCCGAAGCCATCAGCTTGAGCGCCACTGACGGTTTTGATTCCGCGTTTAGCTTGGCTCAACAGCGCCAAGCGTTTACTGTTCCTGGTGAAAAGACCGGGCAACAGTCTTCCTTTGACCCGAACACGAACCCTCTTATGAAAGACGCTAAGCGTCGGACTGGAGCGTAAACCTTGGCATCGACAAGCGAAAAGAATTACGTTGGCGACCTCGTGAAATCCGAATTTCATGAGTCGTACAACTTTGAAGCGCTGGTCCTTGCAGCCGCTGTCACGGTCCCCGTCAACTCGGACCTGCTTGGTTACCCCGTAGTAGTGTCTGGCACGACCGCAACCATTCAGACAGCAGCGCAAGTGACCGCGTTCACTGCCACTTCGTCATGCAACGTCATTGCTGACGACACCCCAGCTGTTGCCGCGTTCTCTGCAACGCCATCAACTGCGAAGTACCGCGTCTTACGACGTGGTCCTGCGATCGTACATCGTCAAGGTCTCAAGACGGCTGATCCCGCAGCAGCCAACTACGATATGACCAAGTTCATTGCTGCGCTTCTCGTCGCCGGTATCGTTGTCGTTAACGAAACCGGTTTGACCAACACCATCTAGGAGGTGGACTTTGTTAGACATCTTTACATCTGACGCGTTCAATGTCATTTCATTGACCTCGGCAATGGAGGTGCTGCCCGTCAACCCGACTCGACTAGCGCAGTTGCGACTCTTCTCTGAAGAAGGCGTATCCACGACGACAGCGGCTGTTGAATTTCGTAACGGTTCCTTGTCATTGATCCCAACTCAGCCTCGAGGAACGATGCCTGAGTACGGTAAAGCCGATAAGCGAATCGTTCGTTCGTTCAACATCCCGCACATTCCCAAGAATGACACGGTCAAAGCTGAAGAAGTACAGAATCTTCGAGCATTTGGCAGTAACGACGCTACGGAAGCTGTCGCATCTGTCATTAACACGAAGCTCCAGAACCTCAAGCAAGATCATGAGTTCACTGCGGAATGGCATCGTGCAGGCGCGATGAGAGGTGTGTTGCTGGACGCTGACGGAACCTCGGTGATCTATAACTTCTTCAATGAGTTTGGGATCTCTGAGACGAACGTTAACTTCGCAATGGCAACTGCGGGATCGGTAGCAACGGCTGCTCGTACTGTTGTGCGCGGCATGGAAGCGGCTCTTGGTTCGTTAGTGTACAGCTCTATTCGAGCAATGTGCAGTTCAACGTTCTTTGACTCGTTTATTAACAGCGTCGACGTCAAAGCAGCGTATGACAAGTGGCAGGACGGCCAGTTCTTCCGAGATGACCAGCGTAAAGGCTTCTTTTACCAAGGCATCTATTGGGAAGAATACTCTGCGGCCATCGGCGCAACGCCGTTCATTCCTGCAAACACTTGTCGTTTCATTGCTGAGGGTGTTCCTGGCTTGTTCAAACGGTATAATGCACCGGCAGACTTTGTCGAGACGGTGAATACGGTTGGCAAGCCTTATTATGCCAAGCAAGAACCGATGCGTTTCGGCAAGGGCGTTGAACTTCATACCCAGTCGAACCCGCTTCACATCTGTCTTCGGCCGCAAACCCTCATCAAGGGAACTGCAACCTAACCGTGATTGAGACCAATGTCACAATCTCATTAGACAAACTTAAGCTGTGGCGGAAGTCAATTCGGTCACAGCTTAAGCAGTCTGATACCGGACCGCTTACTAATACTTTTAAGCAGTGGGCAGTCCGATATCGGTCTTTCGTACAAGACCGCTTTGATCGAGCAAGCAAAGGCGATGGCACTTGGCCGCCGCTATCTCAAGTAACGATCGCTGGTCGTCGTAAAGGATCGTCCACAATCCTTCGCGATACTGGCACGCTCTTCGCCGCCCTGGCTCCAATGTGGACAGCTCCACCTGGCAGCGTAAACGAACTCATTGATGGCGGCGTCCGTGTCGGGTTCGGTGGCTCAGCCTCGCACCCTGAAGGCTTCGCTACCATTGCTCAAATTGCAAGTTATCATCAAGTAGGCGGTGGCCGACTGCCTAAACGAGAAATTATCGTACAACCTACGAGCGCGTTACTTGAAGCGTTTGTGTCTGACTTAGAGAGGGCTCTTAAAGATGCTGAATGAACTTTATGACTTTATACTTGGCGCGTTTCAAAGAACTGCGTCAGATCGTTTCCGCCAAGGCAACATGCGGTCAATGATCGATAAAGAGTTCTCTATTAAGGGCGGCGTTTCAAGCGCCGATTTCCCTGAGCTGCAATTAGGCTTAGTACAGATCTTAGGTCCGTTAACTTCAACATCGTCACATTCTAAGTACGACCTTATTTATGATCTCAAGATTGCGTCTGGAGATATGTCACAATCTCTAATTAACGAGCTTATGTGGTGGACAATGAGTCGCGTTCAATGGCTTAACTTTAATCGCGGTATATTCGATTATAAAAGTTCAAGACCTTTGACATCTGTTACGTTTTCAGACTCGTCAATCGGTCTTACAGTCGACGTGCCAGCAAGAAACGTGTCTGGGTTCACGTCAATCTCTAAGATAAGGGTTCAAGTCAATGTGCCGCACTCTCTGTTTATTCCTAGTACTTGTGACAACGTGTAGTTTCACGCATGCACAAGACAAGCCACAACCCGTCGTCGTACAAGAAGAGGCGACTCCACAGTCTCTTCAATCTTTTCGGCGATCTCTCATCAAAGCTGCAGAAGAAGCGCAAAGCAACGGTGAGATTTCGCGTGCTGAGTTGTTCAAGATTCGTATCGCGTCGATCAGCCGGCCTGCTTTAAGACAGATGCAACAAGCTGTCGTCGAGCAAGCTACACACGAAGGCAAGATCATTGCTGGAACGCCTATCGGCGCAGTGAACTGGGACGGTCTGTTGCAGTTTATTAAAGAGCTCCTGCCTATCATTCTCGACATAATCAAGATGTTTGCTTAACATGAGAACACTTATTGCTTTACTTTTGTTGACGTCATCGACGTTCGCGCAGATACAGACCACTGTGTCTAAGACGAAGGCGTTCGATGGCGTCACTGGGTCTCGTCAAGTCGGATCGCTGCTCTTCATTCAGTCAGAGACAGCTCCACAGCTGCTTGATGCTGCTGTCATTAAAGTGACAACGCCAGCAAAGTTCATGCGCGTCAAGGCACGTGTTAAAGGTACATTCGATCCTGCGCCCGTACAAAAGATAAGTGAGACAGAGTATGCTCTCATTGGGCAAGGTCGTTACATTGTTGAAGTCACCACGTTCGATCCTGCGCTTGGGATTGATGACGCTGCTATTGATGTGGAGTTACAAGACACAAAACCACTACCCGGCCCTGATGGTGGCAAGTTCGATAACATTGCGGCTCGTGTGGCATCTTGGACGAAAGGTTTGGGCAAGAACAAAGACCTAGCGGCTTGCTATTCGGAAGCAGCCAAAAAGCTAATAGAAGACCCGTCGATGACCATCAACATTGCAGCTGATCAAATAGTCGTCTGCCGAAACAAAGCGCTCCAAAATGGAGGCCAGGGTTATCTAAAGTTCATAGAAGAACTGAACTCGGACCTTAAGGCAAGGTGGTCGAACGGACCATTCACTAAAGTAGTGATGGCTGAGTACTATCAAGAAGTCGTGAAAGGTTTAAGCTATGAATGAACTCGGCGGATGGGGTCCTAGTGACGTGACGACAATCGAAGAACGCCTCTTGCACGAGCGTCGAGGCTTTGATCGGCTTTATAGCGATATGCCAGTCCTCGCTGTGAAAAGATCAGAAGCACCATTAACGAGCTTGACGGCTGAAAGGTGGGAGCAGTTTCAGTCGTCGAAGGGACGGAGCTCTGGTTCGTATGACTTGACGCTCGTGCAGGAGTTTGTTTGGGGCAAAGGCTTCGACTGGCTTCCACAAATTATAGGCAGCTGTGTCGCTAGTAACACGCTTCGTCCTTGGGTTACTCGAGCGTGCTATCAGATCGGTATGCGAGGAGACGGCAGCGAGTTCCTTGGAAGAAATGAGTTCTCCCCGTTTAACATTTCGTTCTATGGACCGTTCTCGTATGGTGAAGCAAGACGCCGCGCTAAGATGAAAGGCGGCGACGGCCTATACTGCGAAGCATTTTATAACTCGTTGACGAAATGTGGAGTGCTGCCATGCCACGTCCCGGCTTTGGGCGACTTGCTTAAGAGATTAAATGTCGCCAGTGATCGTGACTTCCCAGAGCCACAAAGTAAGCAAGTATACCGACAGTTCGGCGACTGGCAGTACCTCGATGACTTGATCAAGTATTGCGACTTTAGGTTGCTTGACACTCAAACGATTACGACAGCTCAAGCACTTTTAGACGCACATAAAGACTTTAAGCCCGCGTCAGTATGCAGTCCTGTGGCCATTCGTAAAATCGGCACGCACAAAGACGGCTTCGACATTCATGCTCGTGACCCGAACAATGTGTGGATGCACAATATGAGCTTTCACGGTTTCTTCTTGTCGTCTGACGGTAAGGTGTTTGAGAAGCTTTGCAATAAGTCATGGGGACCTGACCGCGTTTACAACGTTCCTATCGAAGAAGTCGACGGTTGGTTCAAGCGCCAGCTGTTGACAGTGCAAACGATCGGTGAAATCGACCTTCCTAAATCGGTGCCGTTTACTTAATGGAGAACAGGGTGGATGTTAGAACAGGAGCTATCTTCTATGCAGCCGTGTGGTGCATCGGTTTCACGACGGCATTTGTTCGTGTACTTCGCGATGACGCTTATAAATCTTTTGTGCACTGCATTAGTGTGTCTAGTGCGTCTGGATTTTTCTGCTTCGCAGTCATTAGCATTCTTGACGGCGATAACACTGGTGATGTTGCTGGAAGCTGGTATTGGCTGGGCGTTGCAGCACTTATGGGCCTAGCAGTTAAAGAGCAAGATGCGATGGCTCGAAGCATTCTCTCAAAAGTTTTGAAGGTATTTACGGATGACAACACTAGGGCCTAAGCCAAAGCGCCTTGACTTGTACGTTACTCGAGGCCTCACGTGGACAAAAGGCCTACGGGTACGTGATCACGACGGCACACTACTTGACTTGACTGGACACGCTTTCACTGGTAAGATCCGCAAGACGCCTACTGCAGTCGCAAGCTACAACTTCACGTTCAGCCAGCTGTCATCGACTGTCGTAGCTTGGACGCTTGATGATGACGTGTCGCAAACGATGCCTGTTGGCTGCAACGATGCAGACCCCGCCTCAAAGTATGTGTATGATGTCTTGTGGACTCGCCCAGGCAACGACCCGATCTGCATCATGAAAGGTGTAGTGACTCTTAACCCGAGGATAACATGAGCGATGTCGTAGATGTTGAAATCATTGATGACTTCGACGTCCTCTTAGAGTTGTCGTCAAGCGTCATATATGTCGGTGGCGGCGGGCCGGGCGAAGGCTACTTAAGCTACGCCACGGCGCAGGCACTTACGTTAGCTCAGCTTCGTCGAG